TGCTGCTCACCGAGAACGGTTGAACCATGCCAAACGCCCTTTGCTGCTGGATAAAGTTCTGCGCTTGAGCAAGACCCTGATTTTGGATCTGCATGGATGTCAGGCCAAAGTCGCGAGCGGACAAGTTCCTTCCCATTCCAGTACCGCCTCCAAATCCTCCGGTAAGCGCACGGCCAGCAGAAGATCGTTGAAGTTGGGATTGAACATCTTGAGAGATTTCCCCCCGAAGAGATGCTCCAATGTTCTTTCCAGCCTGAGAAACAAGTTGGTCATAGCCAGGAATCGCACGACGAAGCTGAGACTCAAGAAGAGTCTGCTCAGCAGCGGTCGTCTTAGTGGCCAATTCAGTGCCGCCTTGAAGCGATGCGATATTTTGCTTTATCGCTGCCTCTTGCTCCTTCTCGGTGTTTACACGCCGAAACTCTGGTACTCTGACCTTTTTGCCAGCAGACATTGCTGATCCACCGATCATCAACGCTGCACCAGCCAAGCCTGCGATAACTCCCATAATTAAAATACCTCCTTTAGAAGACGGCCACCGTTCTCGATTGAGAATACCTTTTCAGGTTCGTGACGTTGGATGTTCATTGTAATCAGGCGAGCAGCTTTTTCTTCTGGAAAAGCTCGTTCGTGATGAAAGCAATGAATCCATATCCGCCGCAAAGTATCCAACTTAAAAAGCTCCCCCTCTTCGATTGTCATCACCCCATGCAATGACGCCCATTGATCGGCGTACTCCCTAAGCATTTGAATTGATGGCAGATGAACCTCGTAGCCAAATCGCTCGGAGCATTCTTTGGCCGACGACTCAGCATCCTTTTTAACGTAAACCTTGATCGAGTCATGCACGACAGCCTTTGGAAGATAGCCGTAAGTCGAACAGTCAGCGACGTACTTGTACCGCATCCGATACTGCTCAATCGACCGCTTCCAGTCAGGATCAGTCGCACCCTGCTCATGTAGGCCAATGCAATCATTCTCCAACGAGAAAAGGACCGACATAAATGCCGATCCGAATCGTGGCAACCCGCAGATTTGAAAGAGTTTACCGTTCATTTTTCATGCACAAAGATGTCCAAGCCGCTGTTCGAGCTAACACGAAGATGGCCGACTCTGAACCGTGAATCATTGCCAGTTCGTTGCAAATCACTGCGCTGTAAAGAGCCGCATTCGGATGAACGTCTTTTCCAAGCTCTTTCATCCACTGATGAAGTTGATTGATGCGGTTGTTCGCACCTTCAAAGTCCGCCGCGATAATCTCACGCACACGGCTCCATGCCGGATCGATCCGATCCTTAAAGAACGAGTTCCCAAAACCGGGAATCTTCATGCCAGCCTCAATGGCCGACTTCAATGCTCGCTCGTCAAATCGCTCGTAAACGAATCGAGCAGGTCCAATCGGGCCGTGTGCATCGCCCAAAGTCAGGATTGCTGAAGCGATTCCATTCGTAAGTTGCGCGCTTCCAAAGAAGGCGTTTACCGCAGCACCAGAACTCGCGTTCTGATTGTTCCGAGCCGCCATGTCATGCGCGTCAAAGACAGCCTGAAGCAGTTCCAGTTTTTTTGGAGTCGCCTCAGCCAACGCGAAATCGATGTTAAGGTTCAGAACCATTGCGAAAACCCTCCGCCATTCAACCCGACTCCGACCATTCGGATGGTTGCCACAGCGTCACCCAAATACTGCATCGTCTGCTCCTGCACAGCTTGAACAGCTTTGGCTTCGTAGGCCACTGCTTCCTGAATCAAATCGTTCTCCTCCTTGCGAATGGCCATAACCATCAGCTTGATAGCATCGGGACACGGGGGAATGAGGTAGTCATTCACGCTCGTCGCGTTGATATGACGCATCTTGCCGATGACCGTGACAGTCTGAGTGCAGCAATCGCTGTTTCGACCAGTCCAGAGGCTACGGCGATATTGCGGCAACGTCTCGTCCGGGTCATACACGGCAAGATCCAACTCGGCAAAAATTGTTTGATTGAACTCGTACAACCGCGATGCGGTATTTGTTGCCTCCCTGATGACGCCGGTCAGTGCGGTGAATTTCTTGGAAGACTGAACGTACGGCAAAGCGAGCGTCAGCTTTTCGCCGTCAATCCATAGACCACCGGATTGAGTGCGAATCCATTGCCCGTTCGCGTCGTAGCCTTGGAGCGTTATCGTTTTCCCATTGTCTGAAGCATCGCCAGGATAAACTCGAATGTAGCTGTTATTGCCACCAGACAAATCACGGTAAGAAACAACAGTGCCACGATCAACAAGCTGGTTTCCGGCGCATGGATTGCATTTTCCAAGAAGTCCAAATCCGGTTTCTTGAAATTCATACCATTGGTTTCTCACCGACCCAGTTCCGCAGCAGTCAGCAACAGCCTCGATGGTTTCAATCGAACGCGGCCAAGTAATGCATCCATCAACGGTCGTAACCGTGAATCTGCCGTACGATCCGGCCCACAGCCCCTTGTGTAGAAGCCTTCGACACGCCTGATTGATGTAATCATAAACGCGCGCATCATCGACACATACGCCGATGACCCGAGCGATTGTGGAGCGAATGTCCTGAACGATTAGCTTCATTTGGTGTAGTAGACTCGGCCAGTTCGCTTGATGAAGTAAACACCGTAGAACGGTGGGAGATTGTTGTGGCCGACGGCGTTCTGGCTGTCGTTGCCAGTCTTGTCGGAGGTGGTAGTTCCGACATCTCCGGTCGTAATGCTCGGCCCAGATCCGCCACCGCCCGTTCCCGCTGCGCCTTGGAGGATCTGCGTCGGGTACGATCCGAGTCCGCTCCACGACTTATTGACGAGGTAGTAATCGTCGTTTGCAGGCGCAATCAGTTGAGCAACACCGTGGGTATGCTCGTTGAACGCGGTTTCGGAAACGGTCAGCGTATGTTTGTCCTCGCCGACAACAGAGGTAGACGTAGTCGTACCCTGAACGGCAACCGCACCGCTTCCGGCAAAAGCACCAACGCCAACCGGGAATCGGGCATCAAAAGCAGTGTCAATCTCCCACATTGCGCCAGCATACGGATTACCCGCATAAGCGGTTCCGTCACCGCCGTCGTAAGAGAGAACATCGGTCGTGGTTCCGACAAAGATACGACGCTCGGAACTTCCGGCCGCAACCGTATTTTGGCGCGTCCAATAACCGCCATTGAACACCCACCAAAAACCGCTGTCATCCAGCCACGGATAAATCTGATTGTTCAGCGCAGGAGTCGTCGAACCAAAGTTGAAGAACGAGTTTCCAATCGCGCTGTTGAACGTCGCTTGAGTGCCTCCAATGATGTCGTTGGCCAACTGCTGGTAGTTAGACGGGCAGTATGTCAGCGGAAGGCTTGGAGCGGTAAGCGTGATGAGGGTTAGGTTTGGCATGCTATTCCGATGTGTAGGTGAAAGGATCTATGTCGCAGCCTCCAAGAACTTTGCATCCCTGATATGTCCGGCATTCTCCAACAGGAGATTCCTGAACGTCGTAAGCGTGAACGCGGATGCTCTTGATTCTGCAATAGCCTGAAACGGCAATGCTGAGCTGAACCTCGTACAGGTTTCGAGCCGGAGTATTGATAGACTCGTTACACGCAAGATCGCCAGGAGTTGGAAGCCGCATCTTCGGCCGGTATTGCGGCTGAAAGTTTGTCAGAGGACACAGCCCAGTCAGACACTGATCGACAATCGCGCATTCGGTCCAGTCGGCCCATTCAATCCAACCGGGATTTTGGTCTGGTCGATATTGAACGTAGAACGCCGCCGAACCGCTTAGCGAGTCGATGAAAATGTCGCCCGAATCGAGCTTCTTCAGTCCGAACGGAAGTTCGAAGTTGTAGGCGCGAGTCTGCACCTGCCACTCAATTTCCTTCCTAGGATCAGACAGATTCGAATCGAACTTGTTGGATTTGGTGATTTCCCAAATCTGAATTGAACCATCCGATCCACGAGCGATAGCAAAGCAGTTGTCTCCGTAAGCGTTCTCGGTTTTGACGAGCTGCAAGATGTTCAACCCAGTCCAGATTCCTGACCATGCCGGAGGAGCCTTCTTCCGCATCGATGTGACAAGCTCCATGTCCAACACGGATATAGCCTTGTGAATCACGCCTTCAGAATCAAAACGAGGCTGAGAAGTCATCAGCACTCGATTATCAAAGACAACCGCTGAGCTGGCCCACAAAAGATTCGTTTGATCGTTCTCAACGATAGGCGTCATCTCGCCGCTGATAGGGGTATTACCCCAGTCGCTGAACGACCTGCGAGCGATGATGAACGACCGGATGCCGTCGATAGCTCGGTAGAACACATCGCCATTGACGGTGATGGCCGACCGAGAACCCAATGCTCCGCTCGTCAGCAAACTGATAGCCTGAATCGGATAGTTCAGGTTCTTCCAAGTATCGCGGTCTGTGGGAGCTTGAACGCTGAAGACGTAGCGAGGCGTGAAGATGAGAAGCGGTCCTTGTCCAAGCGACGTATCTGGATTGCCGGGGACGGCCATTGCCGTGATGCCGCCTGAATCCGACGGAACCGCGAAGTCTCCGCCCTCATTAAGGAAGGTGTTCTCGGTTTCCTTGAGAACACTCGCTCGCGTTCCATCCCCATAAACGATGTCCGTAGCGCGAAAAGAAAACCCGTCAGGAAGCGCGTACCAGATGCGGCCATTGACGTAGGCCATAATCTTGCCGCACTTGATTTCGTCGTCAGTGGCGCGGCGCAGATTCGTTCCGTTGAAGATCAACGGCTTGCTGAACCCATCTTGAATGACGACAAAGTTCTCGGCTTGAACCATCCAGCCGTCGAGCAGGTTGGAAGGATTCTCAAGACTTGGAGAAACCGTCAGATTCTGAGCGTTGTTTTGAAGGCAGTCGTAAAGCCACACTTTACCACTGATCAGCATCAGGATGAACGTCTGGCCATTGTCCCCGATATACGGAAGCGCGCATTGGAACGTGCCGGTCAGGCTTTGAGAACCGTAACATTCTTCTGACCACCCATCAGCCGTCACGTTCGTCTGATCTGCGGTAATCTCGGTGTTGTCTGCGGTAACCGTCGTGCAGAGATTGTAATCTTTCTGAACGTAACCGGGACGAGGGGAGATGAAGCTCTGTCGGAAGCTGGCATTTACAGCGAACGCCACTTGATTTTTGTCCACCTCAGACGGCATTACACCCGCATCAATGCCACCCTCAAAGGTGACAGATCCGTCCGTGTACCTCCGTGGTGCGCGTTCGCTCATGGTTTAAGCCTGAATCCGCTGGATGGAGAACGAGGAGCCGCTGTCAACAATTAGCGTCTGCGTGGTTCCAACAATTATTTCATAATAATCGGTAACCGCAGATGCTTGATCAATATACATTAAACTAATCGGATGATAACCAGAACTGTTTACGTTAAATGCTTTTGAAGCTAAAACATTTGAACCGTTTTTCCTAATGTAAACATTAACGCTTGCTGTAGTTGTGTCTGCTACAAGGTTGAAATATGCGTCAATCCTGTAGTACCCAGTGTATGGAACTGTAAATCGACCGCTTGAAGCGGTAAATCCTGATGCGCTATCAAGGCCAACGTAGGATGCCCCAGTGTAAACAGACGTGCTGTACGGATTACTACCAGCCGTAGGACCAACAACATTCGGAGCGGATGCCCCGGTTCCAGTCACCCTCCGCGTAAACGTGACATAGCTAAACGTCGAAGCAGGAGCCGTTGCCGCGATGGTAATTCCCCCAGCACTCGGCGTAATCGTGACGTTCGATCCTGCGGTAAGTTGAGCCAGCGTGAATCCAGAGCCATTACCAATCAGAAGTTGGCCATTGGTTGGGATGGCGGACAGATTCGTTCCACCTTTCGCAATCGGAAGAACTCCACTGATGTCGCCTACAGGAACGGAAGCAACAGTCGAAACAGCACCAGATCCGCCAGATCCTTGAGTCTTAAGATAACCAGCAGATAGGGAATCAAGAGCCGTGGCACTCGGAATCGACACATCTGGAGTGCGTACGATATACGTTCCAGCGGACGACGCGCCACCGGCAGCACCCGCCGGACCTTGCGGACCAACCGCTCCAGCGAGCGTAACGAGCGAGCCTGATGGAATGAGCGTAGTCGGAACAGCATTCGGGATGCTCAAGACTCCAGCAGCCGGATTTCGCAACGTCACGTTTAATCCGGTGACATCGGTAACTTGCAGGTATCCGCAACCTTGAACTGAAACAAAAAACTGGCCAGCAACAGACTCCGGCAAGAACGACGCGTTCAAAACCGGAACGACAACGCTCGCGCCAAGGGCTGGCACAAAGAATGAAGCAGTCGTTACAGAGAACGAATTTACGCCATTCGTCCCGTTCGTCCCGTTCGTACCAGCCGCGCCGCGCGGTCCTGGGATGTTCACGATGACAGGGTTTGTGCAGCTCATCTTGAAATCAGCCTCCTCTTATCTCCACGTTCCTGCAATTTTAATCTTCGGCGTGGACTGCTTCCACACTCCCGACACCTTTATCCAGACGACAGCCTGCTTCCAAACTCCAGAAACCTTAATCCAGAGCTTGTTGGCAACCGTCCCCTGATTTGAAAGGAGCGTTAGGAGCATTTCAATCAGTCGTGAGCCTTGATCATCACATATCCAGCCGTAACACCCACACCGGCCGTGCTGACCCTAGCG